ACCTTTGGTTAAGGCTATTAACAAACTTGAACATCTTTCAAATATATCTCAAGAAACTGGTGGTAAAAGGTTTTCAACAAGGAGACATAATAAAGCTAAATGTCCGAGGAAGACCATGCGCAAGATACGGACAAAGTAAAGGAAATCCTAAAAAACTGGATCGCAGCAGATGATCAGGAACGCCAACTTCGTAAACAGATCAAGGAACTCAAGGATCGTAAAAATAAAGGTTCCGAAGAGATTCTGAAGTATATGCGAGATAATCAGGTTGATAACTTTGCGATTGAGGGAAAGGGTGGTCTTAGTCGTTCTGTTCGTTCATCTCGCCCTGCTCTCCGTCGCGATACTATACGGACTCAACTGCTTCTACAATTTGCTGATCAACCTCAGCGTGTAGCTGAAGTCATGCAAGCTATTGAAGGTGCTCCTGAAGCTGCCGGAGCTGGACGTGAACTTTTAGTTCGACATGTTCCTCGTGAGAAGAAGATCAGCCTTTCATAATTATGAGAGTCTCTCAATAGCTTGTTTTGCCGCTAACTGTTCGGCTTGCTTTTTGGTTGGAGCAGTTCCAATCCCAAGATGGTTACCCTTTTCGTCAATAGCAGCCATAGTATACGAATTCAGTGAAGAAGTCAGAGCCAAATAGGTAGGAGTATGATGAAACTTAGCTTGATAAAGTTTCTGCAACTGTTCCTTGAAATTACGATTGTTCATCAGAATGCGAGGAATATCGATATATCGCTCGACCAGACAGATAATAAATTCGTAAATAGTTTTAAAATCGTTATTTGAGTCTGTCCATAGTGCTCCAAGAAATGCTTCTAGGATATCTCCTAGTTTCTTGAAGTTCGTTCGACCAGAACATACCTCTTCATTATGCCTTGAAATAATATAGAACCTATCAAGACCAATTTTCTGACTGAGTTGGCCTAGCATTTCGTTACATACAATTTCCTTCTTCAAATCAGTCATAAACCCCTCATTTTCCTGAGGGTACCGTTTCATGAGGTAAGTGGAAATACACGCGCCAAGAATTGAATCGCCAAGATGTTCTAAGCGTTCGTACGATTCATCAAATAAACCAAGGCAGTGTTTTGGGCATTCCGCAAGTTGAGCTGATTCGCCAGTTGGACTCGTATACTCTCCACGCTTTACATACGAAGAATGAACCATAGCTTGCTGAAACAGTTCATTCTTTTGAACACGGTAATCTGAATCGTGTTTCAGAAGAATCGCTTGGATATCCGTATTGGTAAACAAGCGATTTTTTGGATTGAATGGATTGTAAAGAATTGCAGTTGTCATTTTAATACTTACGATTCTTACGACGACGAGTTCGTTTTTTACCAGCAGTTTTAGATGCTAAAATTCGTTCAATCACTGTATCAAGTTTACGCCAGTTATCTAAAAAAAGTTTAGCGTTTACTGGATCTTGCTCTTTGAGTTTTGTTAGCGCAATGGTAAGATTTTCTTCGATTGCCGGCTCGTACTTCTCAATAAATCCAGGAAGCTGTCCAGTTACAAACGCTAGAGCCATTACTTCTTCCTACGAATATTTCGACGCGTCCTGCCTCCTTTAGGGGTACGTTTAGAAGGTGGAGGAGGAGAAGCTTCAAGTTCTGGCACTTTACTCATTTCTATTAATGCACTTGCCGCTTCGTCTTCTTTTCGTGTGAGATCAGTTTTATATACTTCCAAAAATTTATTAAATTCACTTCGAATTACATCTTCATTCATACATGATGCAACTCCAGCTATCATAATTAAACCAGCACGTCCGCTTTCCATACGAGGTCCCTGTAAATACTCAAGTATTGGATTAATTTTTTGGTTAATAATATCATCAATTCGCGACTGTCTCCATGCTTCTCGACTACCTTTAATGCGTGTCAAAATTACATTATTGCTTTCCTCAAAAAAACGTGGCTTTCCACCTGTCTTACGTGTATTGTAATCTAAAATATTATCTATAGTTTTTACTATATTTGTTTTATTTGGTCTCCAAACAATATTTGAACTACTATCACCTGATGTTTTAATATAACTACCGGAACCTTTCATTAAGTTACAGAAAAAATGAGACCACCCATATTCGAGAGATAATAGTCCTCGTTTTTCAGCAGTTAATTCATAATGTGGATTGTACAAATCAAGAAAGAATCGTGCTTGTGCTACAGGAAGAACATGTTCGCAACTGGGTTTTAATCCAGCTAATTTTTCATCCACTTCAAATCCACATATCCAGCATTTTGTTTCATTATTAATAGGGGTTCCAATAATAGCATTGCACTGGGCTTCAATGCCAGCTAATTCCCATATCTGTCTTATTTTCTTACTAATTTTTGGTTTTGGAACTCCTTCAAGATATTTATCGACCGCTCCCTTACTAAAAATGGCATACGCCAATTCTTTAAGTCCAATAATAGCACAATCCGATAGGGTTTCTTCGTCCTCTTCTACAATAAAATCAAAAGATGGGGAAGGTGGAATTTCTGCAATGGGTTCATTTTTTTCTGTTTTTTGAATTTGTTCACGAACTTTTTGAATACTAGCTGCTGAAGCTGTTGACTCAAGTAGTTTTGATGAAGGTGTGCGTTCTCGTTTAGAATATTTTGAGACTGCAGGAGAAGCAGCTTCCATTACATTATTGGGAGCTAATCTTCCTCAGGAACTACGCGACTGAAATTATACTCGGTCGATACAAGCTTGGACTTCTGTGCTTCCAGAATAAAGTCGAAACACTTTTCGGCACTTTGGACATTTGTAGACTCGAAATATCGCTGAAGTACATCCTTGAGATCTTTTTTCGAAAGAGACCATGGCTTTGACCATTCGTGAGGACGCTGAATTGTGATTGTAGATCCATCCTCTTCGATCTTCATCTTCTTGAACTCACGAAAATGATCAACTTTCATGAGATCAGCAAGCTCCAGTTCAACAATCTTACGTGCCTCCCTTTTCTGGTATACTTCCTGATTGAGCTCACGTAGCTCATCATCTACTTCACGGTACTGCCTAACACACCGCTTCAAATCACGAATTGCCTCTTCCATTCTTGATGTTCTTAATGTTTTAAGAATCTTATCCATTTTCAATATAATGTTCTTCGACGACAAGGAAGTTGAAAATTTGCGTAAAGTTTATAATAAGGAACATAACAGGGAAACACCGATTCCTAAAGGTAAGGCCACAACTGTATGGAAAACTATTGAGGCGCGTCTTCATGATGAATGCGATACCGGTTCCGCTCAGTGTATTATTAATTCAATGCTCGCAAAACCGAATGCTCCCAGTTCATGGAAGATGAATCCAGAAGAATGGCTTTCATCTTTAGATATTGATGCTGTTGAGAAGCAGTTTGCTACACTATTTCCTGACTATTACTATGTTGGAACGGTACCTATGGATTTCAATAAACATTCGGAGACAGGTGTGTGTTTAGTTAACTCGCTGTGTTCATTGAATATTGAAAAACTTTATAAGAAAGGATATCATCGTATTGGAATTGTATTTAATACTGATGTAAGCAGTGGTCCAGGTCAGCACTGGATAGCTCTGTATTGCGACATTCGACCTGAACTTGTATTTCCTCGAATTACTTTTTTTGATTCGTACGGTGAAAAACCCTCAAATGAAATCATAAATTTAATGAAACGTTGGAAACTTACTTGGGATAATACTAAAATTCATTCCAAACCAATGGCTACAACATACAACAAGACTCGTCACCAATATGATAACTCAGAGTGTGGAATGTATTGTTTGTATTTTCATTACTGCTGTCTACTAGGTATTCCAATGAATAAACGTATTCCGGATGAAGTTGTACGTGGTTTTCGCGGAGCACTCTTTAAAGTATAATGAAACTTCGCGGATATATAAATTTGGGGCTTTTTCTAGGGTGCATTGGAGTAATAGTGTATGCTTTTTTTGCGGCCTATAATTCGTGGCGTCAGTAATAATGGGTACTCGCGAATACATTATTATGGGAACAGTCGCTGCTTTTTGTATTATTCTTCTGTGGGCTGTAATCGGATCTATTAATTCGTGGACTAAATAACAATGGACTGGAAAGCTCCTCTAGCAGCACTAGTAATAGTTATAATTGGTTATTTGTTGTATGTATCATTTGAACCTTCTGAATCTAAAGCGTTGGCTGCAGCAAAGCCTAACTTTGCAGCGTATGAGAAGGTTACAAAGCTAGCACCTCTGGGATGCCCACAAACGCCAGCTTACCGTTTGTGTGATTTTTATACTGCAAGCT